GAGAAGCATCATGCCTAGAGAGTTATATTCTTTGGCTTCTCCTGTGCCTAGTAGCGCTTTGCCTTGTCCTGTAGGCCCTCTGAGGTTTTCCCCAAGTTCCTCAAGTCGCTCAATCGTTCGGCCTAGGTTTGCACCTTTGCCCTGAGAAGCAGACAGTTCAGCGATGCGCTTTGCTCTAAGCTTCTCTTGCTCCGTCTCGAACGCTGTTGGCTTTGCCTGTCTAGGCTGCAGAAATTGCATTGCACCGGCAAATTCAGATAGAGGAATGTTGCTTTGCAGCACCTGCTGTAGCGCGCCTTGCATAGCGCCAGGATCTTGAGGGTCAATATCGCTCATGATCTGCCCAAGCAAGTCGCGTTGCTGTTGCATTTGTTGTTGCTGGTTTCGCTTAGATAGTGCTTGAGCAAGTGCACTTCCAGCGCCACTTATACCCTCGGCAATACCACTTGGGTCAGGTACATATAAAACCATTGTTAAGCTCCCCCCATGTATGCCGCGCCAATTTTGCCAGCCGTACCAATTAGCGGGCCCAATATGCCTTGTCTTTGCTGAACTACAGGCTCAAAAGTCTTTTGTCCAGCTAGACCCAATGCCATAGCCAGTGCTTGCAATTGTCGTTGTTGCTGTTGCTGCTGAAACTGCCCGTACTGTGATCCTAGCATTGTGGCTGTATCCTGCGCTGCTTGAGCTAGCGCCTGATTGAGAGCGCTGCTACTTGATGCTCCAGAAAATGCGGCGCCACTTTCAATAGCGGGCATGATAGACCGCTCAAAAGCAAGCATCGCGGGATCAACATACGCTTGCTGAAACGCCTGTTGTTGCGCTTGGGGATCTAATGGGCTTAGGGCTTCCGAAAGAGCCTGCGGCGCTTGTTGCTGCACTTGACCAAGTGTGTTCTGTACAAACTGCTGCTGTTCCGGTAGGAGCGTCTGTACATTCTTGACTGAGCTCCCCCCCATGAAGGTCTTTCCCATTGTCTTTTTCTCCTACGTACTCCATTAACACATTTTTGCTGACTTTGAAGCCGTATCGTTCGAAGGTTTTCGGGTAGTTGGTCACCCAATATATTTTCCTTAGACTAACGTCTTCTTTGATTTTTTTGGCGTGGGTTTCTAACAAACGCACAGCCTTTCCTTTACACCAATATTCAGGATCCATTGAGAAGGTTTGAATGACCAATGACCGTTCTAAAATGCTTATCTCGCCCCAAAAATACCCAACAACTCGATTGTCGTCGTCGGCGATCACATAGAGATGGTTTAATGGATTAACATTTACATGACCGTCTACTGTTTCAGTGCATATAGAGCGCTGGTAAGCATACCACTCATCAACAGTCCAATCCCGATATTTGACCTGTTTTACCAGGTATTTTGGGATATGATCCGGGGTAAAGACGCGCATAAAGCGCAAGCTTTCAAAGTCACACTCGTTCTTGGCCTTGGCCGATGTATCTGACATGTCCTATCACCTGTCCCGCTGAATCGAACGCTACTTGTGCCTCAGCTGCAGCGCTACCGCATCCCCAAAATGTGAGTTCACGTGTATTAGGCGTCGCATTGCAGACCAAGTAACTGTTGGTGTATGTAATGTTGTCACCCTGACACACCCCAACAAATGGCTTATCTGCACTGATAGCCGCCGCGTATGGTAGGTCTAGGATGAGATTTCCTGTAGGTGTTCCGCTGACACCAGTCCATTCAACGTCAAACCAGACGTCTACCATCACTCCCTGTCTAAGCACCCATCCAGTTTGATGATCGTATGTGACAGTGCCTTCATTATCGTTGCTCGTACGAATCGTGGGCGTCCAAGCTATCCGGTCGCTAGTCTTATCGCTGGTGATTTGCCCGTTGACGTTGGTAGCGATGGTCTCATACGACAACTGCAGCTGCAAGAGCAGCTCTTTGATGTAGGCTGCTAGCTTAGGGTCCTTAATATCACCCTTGTGGTAGGGAAAAACAATCTGTGAGGGGATCAAATTGGCCTCCTACCACGTGGGCGGAACCATGGCATGAACGCATGGATCCTTATTGGACTATTATCTGATTCGCCACTGATGTTGACATAGTGCTGATACCCAACCCCACCGGCATAGACGCGCTTCCACACTTTTGTGGCGTAGTCTCTGCGATTGGTCACTATACCATTCGTGGTGTAGGCGTTGAATGAGCTCGCGTCTACGGCAATGTCGAAGTTATTTTCGTCTACGACGGTCACGGTCCATGGGCCGCCATTGATTGCAGTCATGCCTTCGGCGCCGTAGATGAATATCTCGTCGTTAGTCGCCAATCCATGACCAGGAGCTGTGACGGTTACGCCGCTTGTGGCGGGAGCTTTGACAGATATAGCTGTAACCTTGGCTAGTTCTTCCAGATCTGCAAGCAGGCTAACGCGAGCTGTCCGATAGGGGGCATCTTGGTTGTCTTTGTAGAAGTCAATGTTCAGATAGGCGGTAGTAGTAGCATCCACGAAAAGGTCCAGGTAACCGAGCTGCGATTTCATTCCCTCTTTAATGTAGGGATTCCATGCAGCGCTTTTTAGCGTCATGCTGTAGTTAGTACCGGCGTCTGTGTTTGTGCTTTCGAGTGTGTTAACGTATCCAGATCGGTCACCACCGACGAAGAGCTCTCCATTATCAAAGAAGTAGTCATTTAACCTGTTTTCACCTTGGGTATCTAGGCCCTCAGTTGTAAATTCATTTAGCTGCTTGTCATCTAGTAGGTCGAGATAGCCAACAACATTTTGATCGATATCATAGATACTGTAGGCGGCGGAGTCTTCGTCAAAAATCAGGGCCTTATTGGCGTCGTCACTATCGCCGCCTGCAAATAGCATCCACGTTCTACGAGTGGAAAAGTTGCGACCCATGTAGGTCTTGTCAGCCGCGCTATTGTTGAGCTCTTCTTGGCTAAACGTCTCGATGCGCTCATCAATCCGTCTAGTTTCCGACAGATCAGTGCTAACAATGCCCCGCTCACCGATGCTGATCACTGTTCGATCAAACGGAGCCGATCCAAACCGCGCATCACATGCCTTAAGGCTGTTAATTCTTTGCCAAACAAAGGGGAGCGCTGGATCTGGTGTGGGCCGTATCGTCCACACCGAGTTGGTGAACATGACAATCAGCTGATTTTCGATTTGTTGAGCACTAACGATATGATCGCCAGTAGGAGCATCGTTGTAGCCACCGCGACCGGGAATAGTATCATACCACTCATCTCCGAAGGCGCCAGGAGTTCCAGGATTTCCGGCTCGACACCATCGAAGTCGTTGAGGATACACACGATCAATGCCTCCACTATCGCTTTCTGTAGTATGTAACGTTAATAAGCGGTCGTTGAGCACGAAGACAAATTTGGCGCCCTCTAGGAAGCGATTTGAAGTCCCGTCCAGTGGCGGACGGAATGATGTAACGTCTAAAGGTGTTCCGGTACCATCGTAGAAATGGATGCCGTCTTTGATCGGAGCGCCGGCGCTATACGCCTTGTTGTTGCAAAAGTAAAGGCGATACAGAGGCGTCGCGTCTGTGCCAGATGCGCTTGCCCAGTTAGCCGCGTGGACATAATCAGTGTCTGTGCCGCTCAATACCTCTACGAATCCACTGGCCGCATCTGCTAGGGGCTCTAAGAGGTTGCTAGTTCCATTGAATCGAGCAACATTCGTCTGCGTGAAGACCAGCGTTTCTTTATTGTTTGTGCTGTCAATGAAGTTCCAGATTCCCATAATGCGGTCTCCGGGGTAAAAACTTACCTGACCGCCGCTGGTATAGGCCGTAAAACCGTTTGAATCGATGTCAGTGCCATCTAGATCTTGTAGCTCAAACGTGGTTCCCGTCTTATTGGCTACTAGATATTGATTTCCGTTGACCTCAGTCATTCCGACAACAAAGTTAATTTGAATGGTGTCGCCATCGGCAAAATCAGCTGTGCTTGTGACAGTAACAACCGTAGGATCTGCTTGTGTAATAGCGCTGATAGCAAGATTGGTGTTTGTTTTTGGAAACTGAGCTAATCTTGCAAACCCCTGCCGTTTCTCTATTACACCGTGATGCACATGCCCGTTTTCGATGGTGCTGAATGCGTCAGCCGGAAGCATCCAAGGCTCGGTGTCAATTTCCAATCCCGTCTTAAACGGGGCAATGAGAAACGGCTTGTAGGACATTAACGCCCTCCGAAGAAAATCAAATCGAAGTCTTGGTTTTGCCCACTGTTACTTTGGTCTGCAATACGAATCTGACAGGTCGTAGTCGATTTTGTCCTGTACATTACACAGCGCATAAAACTGTTGCTTTGGACGGTGCCCACTACCGAGTAGTTAGCGTTGTTCATTGGGGTCGTAAAGGTGACCGTGTAAACGCCCGTACTGTCTCTGACGGCGCTAGCGACGTTGAACCCGTATTGTAGCGTTCCAGAGTCGTTGACGTTACACCACGCTGTAGGGAGCGCTTGATATCCATAGCGGAACGTTCCATCGTAGGTTAGATCGCGGAAGCGGTACCGTGTTCCAGACGCGCCTTCTACACCAATCTCACCAGCATTGGTAATTTGCAGAACATTTCCTGCCTCATCTCTACCGTGTAATTCAGTGTTACCAGTGACATCTTTGGCATAGAGTAGGTAGGTGCTTGCTATAACACTCGGGTCGTTGCCGTCACCCGTCGTTGCGCGGTCAATGAGGTTTACCGCCCAAGGTCGGAAGTCATCCTCGGCCTCTTCGATAGCCTTCCAGTTCGCTGTGATAACCGAGCTAAGATTTCGGATCTTCTCGTTAGTGGCTGGTGCAGCCTGATTCCACGCCATGATTCCCCCTAAAACATAGGCTGAGAGCGCGAAACCATCAGCTGATTGTGTGTGCGCTTCAGCACGTAATTGATTTGCTCTTTGTACAGAGCTGAAACTTCTGCATAGGCATCCATTTCGCCGTAGTCACTGTGGATGCGCCGCGCTGCGCCGTATGCAATCGCGGGGCCCCACTGGTCCTTTAGCGGTCTATCGCTAGTACTGCTGAAGGAACTTGAAAGAACACCCGCCGTAGAGGTGACCGTCTGTATGCTCCACCCTTTGCAGCGGAATCGGTAAACTTTGTCTGGTATTGGATACAACTCGAACTGGTTGTTAAACAACAAAACCGCCTGTGGGCGGCCAGCTTGGTACTGCTCGTAGCTGACATTGATATCCACACCGGTGACGGGTGCTGTGTTGAAGGTGACGTTTAAAACTCCAGTTAGGTAGTTTATAGAGCCGGTTCCCCCTTGGTCTCCAGTCAGCGTGCCACTTCCATTGTCCGTGAAGACCTCAACACCATCTTCTACAATAACACTACCCGCTCTGACCGGAATACCACCCAGAGTTGTGTTGAATCCTGCGGTTGCTGAATTGGCTGTCCACGGTTCAACGCGAGTGATATTGTAGGGATTGTTTGTTTCAAACCTATCCGGTTCGGCGTACCAGTCTAGGTCGATGTTATCTACCCATGCTCTAGGATCAAAGTTTGTATAGTCTTCAGACACTGTGTAGGTGGCCTGATTAGCGACTGTATTAAACTCGTAGTAGCTGTAATTCCGATCGAGCTTGACCTCAGCGGGGAACTCATACTGCACGTAACGGTTGATGTATTCCAAGACCTCGTCATTGGACATCTCATCAATGGATAGCCGTCCGCTAACGTTTCGAACCTTTTGTCTGATCTGCGCTAAGTCCCACTGAGCCATACTATCTCCCGTGTGCTACGTGTAGCACATTAACCAAAAATCTGACGGCACTGGAAGCGTCCAGTCGTGCCCGTCATTTCTTTTTGCATGCTACCTGAGCCATCCGGACGGTATTCCCAACGGGGTGT